CTCATATTATGCTTTTGTTGGATTACCAAACCCGACAGATGTTCAATCTGATTGGGATGATGATCCTCCTAGCCCTGTGGATAATTTTAGTCAGACTAACGATACATGGGACACCATGATCGCTATGAAGAAAATAACCGAAGATGATATTAAACTTGTCATCAGAAAGGTAAGTTGGAATTCTGGAACTACTTACGATTACTATAGACATGACTATAGTATATCCAATATTCCAAGGAATGCAAATGGCACTTCATTATATTCTGCAAACTATTATGCAATTAACAGTGATTTTAGAGTGTATATTTGTTTAGATAATGGAACGGATCCTGAAAATCCAAATGGAAGACCATCTTTGGATGAACCAACTTTTACTGATTTAGAACCAAGATCTGCTGGGACAAGTGGTGATGGATATATTTGGAAGTATCTTTATACGATAAAACCATCTGATCTGATTAAATTTGATTCTACAGAATTCATGCCAGTTCCCTTAAATTGGGAAACTAGTAATGATCATGCTTCCATAAGAGATAATGCTGTTGATGGAAGCATTAAAACAGTTATTGTAAAAAACAGAGGTGTTGGATTAGGAACTGCAAATAGAACTTATACTAGAGTTCCTATCAAAGGAGATGGGAGCAATGCCGAATGCACAGTGGTTATTAATAATGATCAACAAGTTGATAGTGTTACAATCTCAAATCCAGGAAAAGATTATTCATTTGGTAGTGTTGATTTAGTTGCAGGAAGTGTTCCAACTGGAACATCTGTTCCAAATCTTGAAGTTATAATTTCTCCACCAGGTGGCCATGGAAAAGACATCTATAGAGAATTGGGTGCAAAAAATGCACTCCTATATTCAAGAATTGAAAATGATTCTGAGAATCCAGATTTTATTACTGGTAACCAAATTGCAAGAATCGGTATTGTAAAAAATCCTAAGTCCTTTAATTCTACCTCAAATCTTACATTATCAAAAGCTAGTGCAGTATATGCAATGAGACTGGTTGGTGCTGGATATAGTTCAGCAACTTTTACTGCAGATTCTACTATTACACAAACGGTTGGCACTGGTGTTACTGCAATAGGTAGAGTTATAAGTTATGATCAAATCACTGGAGTTTTAAAGTATTGGCAAGATAGAACTCTTGCAGGAATTAATACAGATGGAACACCACAAACAAGTCCACAATATGGTTATGAATTGACAAGATTTTCCAGTTCAGTGAGTGGAAATGGATCTTTTAATATAGTCGGAACAACTGCTGGATTAAGTATTTCAACTACATTTAGTGGTCTCTCTACTACTCTAAATAATAGAACATATTACCTTGGACAGTCATTTACAAATGGTTTGTCAAATCCAGAGGTTAAAAAATATTCTGGAGATATAATTTATATTGACAACCGACCAGCTATTACAAGATCTTCCAACCAAAAAGAAGACATAAAAATTATACTGCAGTTCTAATAAACCATGGCGCAACAAACCAACCTCAATGTATCACCATATTTTGATGATTTTGATTCATCAAATGATTATTATAAGGTTCTGTTTAAACCTGGATACCCTGTTCAAGCAAGGGAACTGACAGGACTACAGTCAATTCTTCAGAACCAACTTGAGCAATTTGGTTCTCATATATTTAAAGAAGGTGGTAAAGTAATACCAGGAAATACCACCTTTGATACTGGTTATACTGGTGTTTCTATTAACCCAACTCATTTGGGTATTCCAGTTGATGCATATCTATCACAATTGATAGGTAAAAGAATATATGGCCTTACTACTGGTGTTACTGCTGAGGTTGTAAATTTTATCACTCCTGAGCAGAGTGATTTTGATATTCATACACTTTATATTTCATATCTTTCGTCTGGTGTTGGTGATAATGCTCAATCGGAATTTAATGATGGTGAACTTTTAGCATGCGATGAAAATATTGTTTCTGGTCCAGAAAACAGTGTTTTTGTTCCTGCAGGAGAATCTTTTGCATCAACTTTAACAGAAAACTCTGTTACATGTGGAGCTGTTTTCTCAGTTGATAATGGCGTATATTTTATTAGAGGCAATTTTGTTAATGTTGCACAACAAACTATACTATTAGATCAATACGATAATCTTCCCACCGGAAGAATTGGATTTAATATTCAAGAAAGTATTGTTAATGCTGATGAAGATCCTACACTTGCAGATAACTCAAAAGGATTTAATAACTATGCAGCACCAGGTGCTGATAGACTTAAGATTACTGCAACTTTAGCATTCAAAGATTTTGAAGACCTCAATGATAATAACTTCATAGAACTTGCAAAAGTTGAAGATGGCGTACTTCAAAGCGATTTTGTTAATGATACTTCCCAATTCAATTTACTTAGAGATGAGTTAGCAAGGAGAACATTTGCAGAATCTGGAGATTACACAGTTACTGCATTTGGAGTAGAGATTAGAAATTCTCTTAATAATAATCTTGGCAATGATGGCGTCTATCCAGCGGGACAAGAGACTCCAGATGGAAGAACAGTAAGTGATGATGTTGGTTTATATGCTGTTGCACCAGGAAAAGCGTTTGTTAGGGGATATGAAGTAAGAACTTTAGACACTGCTTACATAAGTTTTCCAAAAACAAGAGATTCAGCTCTCTTAGAGAATCAAGCAGTAAATTACAATACTGGAGTAACTGTAAGAGCGAATAATATTAAGGGAGCTCCTGAAATTGGTATCGGAAATACTTATATTGTAAGTTTACGTAATCAAAGAGCCGGAGTTGGTACAGATGCTCCAGGTGAAGAAATTGGTTTAGCAAGAATATATGACTGTGCATTAGAGTCTGGATCATATGATACAGAATTTTCTACTATAAATCAGTGGGATATTAACCTTTTTGATGTTAGATTGCAGACAAATGTAACTTTAAATGAACCAATCCCAAGTCTTTCTGTACCCACTTTCGTAAAAGGAAAGTATAGTGGATCAACTGCGTTTTTAAGAGATGCTGTAACAGATAGTACATCTATAAAACTTTATGATACTGTAGGAACTTTTCTCAAAAATGAACCATTTATTTTTAATGGCATAGAAGATACTAGAGTTGCTATTGCAGTCACAGCACACTCGATGGCTGACGTTAAGGCAATTTATGGTGGTCCTTCCGTATCTGTTGGACCTGGTGTTGTTGGAGTTGGTTTAACTTTCGTTGCAGATCCTATTCAAAAAGACTCATTCTTCTTTGGACAAGCACAAGTTACTGACAGAGTTAAGGAAACTGGTATTAGCACGGTAACTAGTGTTTCAGAAAGATTCCCTGGAGATCTTAAAGTTGGCAATATACTTGCATTTACAAACCCGGACACTTCAACTGGTCAGTCAACACAAAGTTTAGCAAGAATTGTTAGTGTTGGTAGTTCTCAAGTTACAATCACTGGTGTTACAACAGTATCAAAAGTGAGCGAGGGGTCAATTCCTCAAGTAGGGGCAGCAAATATTGTAAGTGTATCTGATTTAAGACTTGTTACCACTCCTTTAGCAGATGCTGAGGATAATAGATTATACACAGAAATGCCAAAGAGAAACATTTCAAATGTTGATCTTACCGATTCACAATTGATTATTAGAAAGTCTTTTGATGTTGTTATTACAACAGATAACGAACTAAACTCTGGTGTTGTTGCTGGAAATAATGAAACGTTCTTGGCGTTTGATGAAGAGAGATATTCTCTTGTAAGGCGTGATGGAACCACTGAAGTTCTGACATCAGATAAATTAGCATTTACCAGTGGTAACACAGTTCTTCAAATTAGTAACATTGGTGCTGATTTGGCTGCCAACATGGAGGCAAAATTAGTCACCACGATTAAAAAGATAAAACCAAAAGCAAAATTAAAGAAAAAAAATAGAGTAAACACCCTAGTTGTTACTTCTTCTAAGTTAACTGGCTCTGGTGTTGGTGCTACGACTTTAAATGATGGATTAACATATGGCAATTATCCATACGGAACGAGAGTGCAAGATGAGAGAATCTCATTAAACACTGGTGATATCATAGAGATTTTAGGAATTTTTGAATCAAATAACACAGCACAGGCATCTGCACCTAGGTTAACCTTAACTTCGATTTCTGGACCTACAGGCAAAACATCCGATTTGATAATCGGTGAAAGAATTGTAGGTAAGACTTCGGGATCAATTGCTGTAGTTGCAGAAAAAGTTGCAGATGAGCAACTTAGTTACATTGATTTGAATGATTTTGGTTTCAGTGAAGGAGAAACTGTCACCTTTGAAGAATCTAATTTGCAAGCGGTGATCTCTTCCTTAGATATTCCGAGTAAAGATATTTCCGCAAACTATACTTTTAATAATGGTCAAAAGTCAACTTTCTATGACTATGGTTTCTTAACTAGAAATTCTAATGCCAAAGAACCATCCAAGCAATTAAAAATCTACTTTAAAAATGGATTTTACGATTCTTCAGACGATGGCGATATAACCACACATAATTCATATAATACTTTTGAATATGGCAATGAAGTTCAAACAGTTAATGGAAATAGAAACACTGATATAATTGATATTAGACCAAAGGTATCTGACTATATTGTCGCAGAAAATACTAGATCTCCACTTGAATTCTTAGGTAGAAGTTTCACTGCTTCTGGAAATTCTGCAACAAATATTTTAGCCTCTGATGAATCTATTGTAACAAACTATTCTTTCTATGGTGGAAGAATTGATAGATTATATCTTAATGACAGAGGAGACTTTGAATTAAAACTAGGAAATCCAGCGGAAAATCCAGAAAAACCAGATCCTATTGATAATGCATTAGAAGTTGCAACTATCACACTTCCGCCGTATCTCTATAGTACAGAGGACGCATCAATTCATTTCTTAGATCATAAGAGATATACGATGCGTGACATCGGAAAACTGGAGGATAGAATTAGAAATCTAGAATACTACACTTCACTTTCTATTCTAGAAACAGAAACTGCTAATTTATTTGTACCAGATAATGCAGGATTAAATAAATTTAAATCGGGTTTCTTCGTAGATAATTTTACATCTTTCTTACCTCAGGAAGATAGCAGGGTCATCAAAAATAGTATTGATCAAAGCAATAAAGAATGTAGACCATCACACTATACAAACGCCATTGATTTGGTTGTTGGTCCGGTTGATCCTTCAGTTGAAGATTTAACATTAAATACATCGGCAATATTCCCAGAGGGAACTAATACTAGAAGAACTGGAGACATCATTACTCTAGATTATGAAGAGGTAGAGTATCTTGCTCAAGAATATGCAACCAGAACTGAGAGTGTTACCCCATTCCTGCTGAGCTTCTGGAGAGCAAATATTAAACTAACTCCAGCATCAGATACTTGGACCGATACTGCCAGAGTTAAAGCAAAAGTTATTGATGTTGAAGGCAATTATGCAAATACTGTAGATATTGCCGCTAGACAGTTTGGTGGATTTGATCCACAAACTGGTTTAACACCAGTTCTTTGGAATGCATGGCAAACTCAGTGGACTGGTACTAGAACCACTGTTCGTAGAGCACAGAGAACTGAAGTTACGGGTCGTAGAAACTTCTCTACTAATACTGGCGAACGTGGTGGAGTTAGAACTAATAGTTTCCAAGCTACTACTAGAACTACTTTCCAGGATACATTTACTGATAATTTCAGAACTGGCATCGCAACTAGAACGGGTAGAAGACAACTAATCACTCCTCAACTTGAAACTGAAAGTCTTGGTGATAGAACTGTCAGTAGAGAAGTGATCTCCTTTATGAGATCTAGAAATATTGAATTTGTTGGTAGAGGATTCAAACCACTAACTCAAGTTTATCCATTCTTTGAAGGTATTGACGTATCTAGATTCTGTGTTCCAAAACTTATGGAAATTCAGATGCTCTCAGGATCTTTCCAGATTGGAGAGACTGTTTTTGGAAGACCCATTAAAAATCTTTCCTCTGGTGGAGCATCATTTAGAACTGGATTCCAAATAAGATTTAGATTATGTCAACCAAATCACAAATCTGGTCCATATAACGCTCCAGAAAGAATATATGCAAGTAATCCATATACCTCAACTGTCGGAGCAAAATCTGATGAAGCACAAAGAGGTGAATTTGAACTATTTGCATTAGGAGATGCTGCATCACTCCCATCTACCTATTCTGCAACATCTACATTGCTTAATGTAGACACCTTAGCTCTCGCAGAGCAACCTGCTGGAGACTTCTTTGGATATATTGAAACTGGAATGATTCTATATGGAGGATCTTCAGGTGCTCGTGCTAGAATTGTAAATAACAGACTTATTACTGATTTAAGTTCTGATATCTTAGGAAGTTTCTTTATTCCTTCACCAAGAGTTAATGCGAATCCTAAGTTCACTACTGGAACAAAAACTTTTGTTCTAATTGATAACAAGCAAAATAGTGAGGAAGAAGCACTAACATTGGCTTCAGAAACGTATACTGCATCTGGAACTCTAGAGACAGTACAAGAAACTATTGTTTCTGTGAGAAATGCTAAGATTGAAGTTCTTGCTGAAAGAGAGCAAGTTGATCGTGAAGAGTTTACAGGTACAACTACATCAACTGCAACAGTTGGTTCAGTCACAACAACTGTATTGACAGGAACTACATTTACTCCA